GGTCGCCCCGCCCTCGCGCCACTTCGACGCGGCGGGCGTCGTGGACGGCACCTACGAGTGGATCAACCCACTGGTCGAGAATGGCATGGCCCAGTTCCCGGATATTCTTCCCCCGGGGGCCGGGGAAAGGTTTGCGGCCGAAGACCAGTTCGAGGCCGTCAAGCCGGAGAAGGAGTCAATCCGGTCCTTCACACTGACGCCTTCGGATGGTGTAGCATGGTGGCTCTGGGAGAAAACTTGGGACTACCAAACCGCCGGGCTAGAGCGCGCCATCGAGAACGCCGCCGATGGGAACCAGAACAACGTGATCCATTGGGCGGCTATGACGTGCCGCGAGGAGGGAGTTCCGATTGACATTGCAATGGAGCGCCTCATGGCCGCAGCCAAGCGGGGCAACCATCCCGAAGGACGTGCCAGAGACACCATCCGCGGCGCCTACAAGCGAGCCCCCCGTGGCTGAGGACCCTGCCAGCCAGTTGAACGCCCTGATGCACACCATCGGGCACATCAGCAACCGGGATGACTTCCTCGCCAAGATGCTGGCCCTCCCCGCCCCGCTGGGGGTGGGTGACGAGGTGCGGTTCGATCACTCGACGCGGACGTGGCACATCTGGAACGGCATCCGGTGGGAGCCCGACAAGACCACCAGCATCTACGAGATCGTGCGCCGCAAGGTGCTGACCGTCTGGCTCAACCTGAAGGTGAGCGAGGATGAGCAGAAGGCGTTTCTCACGATGCTCAACGCCCAGAAGAAGGACTCCGTCCTGAAGATGCTGGCCTCCATGCCCGGCATTGCAATGACCGGCGAGGAGTGGGACACCAACCCGCGGCTCATCGGCTTCGAGAACGGGGTTCTCGATCTGGAGACGCTGAACTTCGACACCAAGCCCGACCCCGGGCTGCTGATCTCGCGGTCCACCCGGCACGTCTGGGACCCCAGCGCCGACCGCACGCTCTTCGACAACTTCCTGATGGACATCATGTCGGGCGATCAGGACTTGGCCTTCTACGTCCTGCGGCTGCTGGGCTACTCCATGCTGGGGGAGAACACGGAGCAGAAGTTCTGGATGTGGGTCGGCGGCGGCTCCAACGGCAAGGGCATCCTCGCCCGCACCGTGACCAAGGCGCTGGGCGACTACGCCTACTCGCCGCCCGACACGCTCTACATGCGGACGAAGATCGGGGCGGCGACGTCCAGCACCCCCCGGCCGGAACTCCTGAAGTTGCAGGGCGCCCGCTTCACCTACATGAGCGAGCCGCAGGGCGGGCAGTTCAACGAGGCGCTGCTGAAAGCGCACTCCGGCAACGACCCCATCGAGGCGCGGACCCTCTACTCCGCGAAGTACAAGACCTTCTTCCCGACCCACAAGATCATCTTCCTGACGAACGAGATGCCCGCCACCGACGACGTCGGCCCCTCGATGCAGCGGCGCGTGCGTATCGTCAAGTTCATGGAGGACTACCGGCCGGAGACGGGCCGCGCCGACTTCACGCTGGAGCCGCGCCTTCAGGAGGAGAAGAACCTTCAGGGTGCGCTGGTCGCCATGGCCCACGCGGCCCAGTTGTACATCCAGTCGATCAACCTCCCGGAGCCCGAGAAGGTTCTGGGCTGGTCGAAGGCGTACATCAACGACAACGACCCCACGTCGGCGTTCGTGAGTGCCATGTGCATCGAGGACAAGGAGGCCGAACAGCAGGCGGGCGCGCTGTACAAGGCGTTCGACACCTTCTGCGAGCAGAACGGCTACGAGGGCATGACGATGACTGCCTTCGGGCGCCACATGGCGGGCCGGTACGTGAAGAAAGTCAGGGCTACGGGCACGTTCTACACCGGATTGCGCCTGAAGAACATGACGGACCACGTTCTGGAGGGCAAGGATGGCGACGAATGAACTCGACTTCCTGCTGCGAAGGTCGATTGCAATGGTGAAAAGTAGTCCGAAGGACGCAAAAGTCGCGTTCGGCGCCGCTCTCGCGGCGCATTGTCCCCATTGCGGCGTCAAACACCGCACGATCACGCCCGATGAGTGCGCCGACAAGCGCATGACCGAGAAAACGCTCCAGCAGCGGGTCATGGCACGGGCCAAAACGCGTGGTTGGGACGTCAAGCACGTCGGAAAGGGCATCGCGGCCTACGATGAGGCCGGTCGGCCCATCTACGTGTCCACTGCCAAGTCATTTCCCGACCTCTTCATGCTCCACGCGGGTATGAAGGCTGCCTTGGCGGTCGAACTGAAGCGCGAGGACGGCGATTTTGAGCCCGGGCAGTTGGAGTACCTCCAATTGCTGAACGAGTGCGGCATCCCGGCCGTCGTCATCCGCCCCTCCGACTTGCGGACGGGCGTTGTCAATGCCATTCTGGGTCCCAAATGAGCATCGACCCCAAGTGCCTCATCTGCCGCAACCCCGACCGGCGCCGGATGGTCGAACTGGCGTGGAATGGGGGCATGAGCGCGCCTGCGATCAGCCGCGTCATCGAGTCCGAGAAGATGTCGGGCTCCACCATCCTGCGGCACATGCACGAACACACCAACGGTCAGGCGCAGACCCGCGAGATCGACGTGGAGGAGGAACTCCCGGTCCGGGAGCGCATCATGAACCTCCAGCGATTGCAATTGGACGAGATCGAGCGCCGGATCGCCCTCGCCAAGCAGCGCGCCGACGAGATGAACGCGCGCCGGGAGGGGATGACGGATGCCGACGGCAACCCGTTCCCGCTGCTCGACTGGTCCGAGTTCTACGACATCCTCGACAAGGACGCGCAGCAGGCCGTCAACTCCATGCTGAAGACGCAGGGCCTCACCGACAAGCGCGAGGCGAAGACGTCCGAATTGAAATTGGGGCTCTTCGAGGCCATGACCAACGCCGGGCTCGCGCCCAAGGCGCTCGTTGGTGGGGTCGAAGTGCCAGCCCTTCAATCCGGCGAGGAGATTGAAGCCGATGATTGACTGGGTCAAGGAGTTCGAGCGGTGCCGATGGGACCCGGTGCGCTTCGCCCGGGTCTTTCTGGGCATCCGGCTGCACAAGGGCCAGCGCCAGATGGTCGAGGCGTACATCAAGCGCACCGACTCGCGCTGGCGCGCGTTCTACTACTGGATCATGGTGGCAGCGGGCAACCGCGCCGGGAAGACGCTGGCGCTGTCGGTCATCATCCTGCACTCCACCGTCTACCGCATCGGGCTCCAGCCCCCCAAGTCGAATGCCCCCGCCGACCTGAAGCGGTACAGCGCGCTGCCCTACCACTGGTGGCACTTCGCCATCGAGCAGGCCCCGGCGGAACAGGTGTTCACGGAGATTGTCAACCTCCTTGGCGGCACGCACCCGGCGCAGAAGGAGGGCTGCCCGTGGACGCTGGCCGTCGGCGGCGGTGACCCCATCGCCGGGGCGCGACGCGTGGCCCGCGCGACCGAGACGGCGGGCGTTGAATGGACGAACGGCCTGAAGGAGCGCGGCGAGTACGCGTGGATCGTGTTCGCCCCCGAACTGGGCGGCGGTCAGGTCCACTTCCGAAGCACCAAGGCCAAGGCCCTGTCGGCCATCGGTATGAATATGCATGGATTGTCATTCGATGAGGCGGGCCTTCAGGAGTCCCCGACCCTCCGCTACCTGTTGGAGGAGATCATGCACGCGCGGCGGCTCTCCACGGGTGGGCAGTTCGTCCTCATCTCGACCCCGTCGGCCGACACCTCCACGGAGTACGAAGACCTGTGGTTCACGGGCGACCCCGAGGACCCATTCCGCGACCCGCGGCGCTACTCGATGCGCATGTCCACCCGGGACAACATCGGGTACGGCATCGACCGCGAGTCGTTCGACGCCCTGATCCTGCACCAGCCGCAGGCATGGATCGACCAGAACATCGACGGCAAGTTCATTCAGGCCATGGGCGTCTGGTTCAACGCGGCCTCCGTGCGCGCGGCCTTCAAGGACGACCTCCCCGAGTCGCAGGAGCCGGGCGGCGCCGGGCACGTCTACGCCCACGCGCTGGACCCCGGCCTGAAGGACAAGTGCTGGTCGATGGTGTGTGAGGTCAACGTCCACGGCGACCTGATCGGCGTCAGCCTCGACAGGCAGGAGGGCAAGCAGACGACGCGTGGCATCGTGGCCCTTGGCGCGAGGGACCACGCGCGCTACGCTAGTGGCGGTGCGGACGTCGAGACTGGAGTAGACGGGACAGCACTTGGCGGTCACATGTTCCGCGACCTCTTGGAGGAGTCCATCCCGGCGGTCCGCACCATTGAGTTCGGCGGCGTCGTCTCCACCAAGCGGAAACTGCTCTCCGACCTCCGCACTGCCTTCGATGAGGGGCGCATCAAGTTGCCAGCAAGTGGAGTCTGGCAGGAGGCGCAGAAGCAGTGCCTCAACTACAAACTGGCCGACCGAAAGTTGGAGCAGGACTTGGTCATGTGCCTCGCGATCATCGTGAAGTTGTCGCGGGCTCTTCCCCTCCCGGGGGCCAAGGTGGATAATCGGTTCGAGTACGGACTGCCTGATGCCACGGATGTCCTCGACGCGCACGCCGTCCTCTTCCGCGGCATGGACATGTCTCACACGACAGTTGCATCGCTCCCTCGCCCCAAGTAGACTGGAAAGACCGTGAGCGACATCTAGTGGAGCAGAATTACACCAACCTGACGCTGGAGACGGCCATCTCGCTGGGTGGTTCTCAGGACATGCCCCTCCAGCGGCAACTTCAGGACCGGATCGCGGGCATCAAGGTCGAGCATGACCTGTTCCGCGACGAGTGTGTCCGCTACGACGCGCTCTTCTACTCCACCACCTTCACTGAGTTCGGAGCCGACCTCTGGTCCGACGATCCGAACCTCATGGTGGACGGTCGATCCCACGTCAGCCTGAACAACCCACAGGTCTACGTTGAGGTCCCCGCCTCCCTTCAGGCCGTCCAGCCCATCGAGAACATCGTCGCCATCGAGGACAGCGAGGAGGCCCGCAAGAACGCGTCCTCGCTGGAGCGCATCCGGGAGTCGTGGAAGGTCGAGGAGGAGTGGCAACTGAAGCGCCACAAGGCCGCGATCATCAAGGGGCTCTACGGCCGCACGGCGTCGTTCATCTACCCCGAGACGGAAGAGGGCCACGCGTGCGCCGAGGTTGTCGTCAACCCCCGGAACCTCTACATGGGGTTCAAGGATGACAATTACGAGGAACTGGAGTGGGCCGCTCAGGTCATCCTCATGGACCCGATGTCCGTCACTGAACGGTACAGCGTCGAGATCGACGCCCGATCCTTGCAGGACGGCACCATCGTCCCGTGGGTCGCTGGCACGCTCGAAGCCGTCGGCGCCGACATCGCCCGCCCCGAGATGAACTGGGGTCCAGCCCGCATCGAGGTCTGGGACTACTGGTACAGGAAGCCGGGTACGCTGGGCAAGCGCGGGCAGCGCGCCAAGATGGAGACGTGGAACTGCATCGTGGTCGGCAACGAGGTCGTGCGCAACCAGAAGTACGGCTACTACGGCGGCGACATCCCCTACGTCCCGCTGTTCAACACGTTCGTCCCGGGCGTTCCTACCGGCCGTAGCGAACTCCACGACATGGAGCAGTTGATCCGCGAGAAGATGACCCGGATCACCGCTGGCGCGCAGATGATCCAGAAGGCCACGGCGGGCGACTACTGGCAGATCACGGGCGAGAACGCCCCGGCGCGCGGCGCGGCTGGCGTGAAGCCGGTCCTGAACCAGACCGTCAGCGCGGGGCCGGGCAACCGCTTCGAGTCCATCGCCCCGTTCATTGCCGAGTTCCAGTTGGAGCAGTTCCTTGG